CCGGTCAAGCTGGCGTTGCAGGATGGTGGCACGCCGGGGCTGATCACGTCCGACGGCTTTGAGGGGCTGACGCTCGTTTGCATGCCTATGAGGGTATAGCCGATGGCCAAGTTCATGGTGAATTATACCTTCAGCGGTCGTGGTTGCGAGACGATCGAGGCAGAATCGCTGGAAGCCGCGGAAGCTTCGGTTGAAGCAAAGATCAATCGTGACGACTACGAACCGGACGCCGACGAGCTAGAGGTCGTCGATGTTAGCGTCTCTGAACTGCATCCAGTCACTCGCGATGGCAGGGAGATTTGGACGACGTACGTCAAGCCGGATGATAAGCGCGGGCACCAATCGGCACTATCATCGTCGCCACTCTTTTCTTCTGGGGTGGGGTCATAATGGCCCCACTACCCCGCGCCGAATCCAGCACAGTCCGCGCCATCTATGCTGCCTACGAAGCCGCAGCCTCGTCGTGGGATAGCCTCGGCATATCCGTCGGCGAGGCGAACAATCCATGCGATCGCGCTCTCTGGTACGCCTTCCGTTGGGCCTCGCCACTCGAAAAACATCATGGCCGCCAGCTGCGTCTGTTCGAAACTGGCAACATCGAGGAAGACCGGCTGGTCGCCGACCTTGAGCGCATCGGCGTCGATGTCTACGGCCAGCAGGACAAGATCAGGCTGGTACAGGGTCATGTCCGCGGCAAGTGCGACGGCAAAGCCATGGGCGTCGTCGAGGCGCCGAAGACTGAGCACCTGCTCGAATTCAAATCGAGCAATGCCAAAGGCATGAATGAGATCATCAAGAAGGGCTGCAAGGAAGCCAAACCGCTCCACTACGGCCAGTGTCAGTTGGGATTACACGCCTTTGGTCTGTCTCGATGCCTATATCTCGTCAGCTGCAAAGATGACGACACGCTCTATGCGGAGCGCATTGAATACGATCCGGAGTTCTGTCTGCGTCTGCTCGCAAGGTTGGAGCGCATCATCAATTCGCCTGAGCCGCCGTCTCGCATCAATGAGGCCGCCGACTGGTTTGAGTGCACCTTCTGCAAGCACAAACCCGTCTGCAAAGAGAACGCATGGCCACGCGTCACCTGCCGGTCGTGCATTCACTCATCACCAGAGATGGGCGGCGACGGTCATTGGTCCTGCGCCCGATGGGCAAAGCCGATCTCGTTTGACGAGCAGAAGGAAGGCTGCCCAACGCATCTGACAATACCGGCTCTGGTCCCTGGCACGCAAACGGATTGCGACGAGGAAGCCGAAACGATCACGTATGTGCTGCGAGACGGCACGACATGGATTGACGGCGCCACCAACGCCTGAACCACCACATGAGGAGACCATCATGCCGCTTGTAGCACGCACGCCGCTTGTCGCCGCCAATGATAACAATCCGCGCAGTCTCGAGTTCGACCGCAAGCTTCTGGCCTACGAGCCGGCCTTGCGAAGACTGGCGCGAAAGATCACCAAGAACGATGACGCGGCCGACGAGCTGTTTCAGTCGGCGATGGTCGTCATGTTACGCCGTCACCGCGAATGCCGTATCGAGACCTTCTGGACCTGGGCCGTCCTCTGTGTTCGCGGGACTGCGCAGGAGTTCGTTCGCACCAATTCCACCAAGTCTCGCTCTGCCGAGATTTGCAGTCTCTCGGCATTCGAAGAATTGCCGGGTTCCACTGATCCGCATCAGGAGGAGGGCACCGACCTGTCCCGCGTAGTCTCCCTGCTGGAAGGCCGCAATGGCACGATGCTGATGCGCAGGGCGATGGGTGAGACGCTGGAGGCCATTGGGAACGACCACGGCCTCACAAAGGAGCGCGTGCGGCAGATCGTCATAAAGGAGCGGGCGAGGGTGCTTGGGCTGCTGCGGGAGGCGGGTTGAATGGCGTCAGACTTATTTGCATCCAATGACAATGTTGACCCGTCTGATTTCTGGTCTGGACTGGATCTTTGGAAACTCCCCAAAACAGCACGCATTGCATCAGATATGGGTATCAAATTCTTCTTCACAGGAGAGGAATGCCGACATGGGCACGTTGCTCCAAAATACACGGCTGGAGGTCGCTGCGTTGCCTGCGCTCGCATACATTCCGCTGTCTCGCAAGGCAATGAGTATAAAGGCAATTTCAAAGCAGCTAGGGCCAACATGCAGCGAGCAATCGCGGCTGTATCGATGAAGCGTACATACGAGCCGACCCGTCCATGCAAGCATGGGCATATGCTCAGATATGTCGGGTCGAACAACTGTGTGGAGTGCAATGACATTGCGCGGGCGAAGCGGCGAGAAAAGGCAAAGGAAGCTCGCCTGTTGAAGCTTTACGGAATCGACTTCAAGCGCCGAGAGGAAATGGCGTCCACTCAAGATTACAGATGCGCCATATGCCTTGCCGACTTTACCGATAATAGAACGATGCACGTAGACCACTGCCACTCCACCGGCGCAGTGAGGGGGTTGCTTTGCTCGAATTGCAATCAGGGCATAGGGCTGCTGCAAGACAATCCAGAAATTATCCGATCCGCTGCGGATTACGTCGAATTTCACAAGAAGAGGGCGGCGTGATGGCTTTCAGCCCAAGATATTACCAAGTCGAAGCTGTCGATTCCATTTTTTCCTACTGGCAAGAAGAGGCTGGCCACCCACTCGTCGATATGGCAGGCGGCTCCGGCAAGTCTGGCACCATGGCAATGGTTATCAAGCGTCTCCTCGATGGATGGGGAGACATGCGCGTTTTATCATGCGTCCATGTCGAAGAACTGGTTGGCGACAACTTTAAGGAGTTTGTCGGGCTGATGCCGTTTGCACCGGCCGGTATTTATGCCGCAAGTTTGGGGCGGCGCGACGCCCGCGCGCAGGTCATCTTCGGCCAGCTTCAGACAATATGGGACAAGGCACAGCAGATTGGCCATATCGATGTAATGATCATCGACGAGGTCCATCTCGTACCTGCCGACGGCAATACGATGTACCGCAAGCTCATCGAAGCCCTGCTGGCGATAAATCCAGATATGAAGCTGGTCGGGTTTACGGCCACACCGTACCGCCTCGATTCTGGGAGACTGGATGAAGGTGACGATCGCCTCTTCGACCGAGTCGTATACACATACAGCGTGGCGCAAGGTATCGAGGATGGCTACCTGTCGCGGCTCACCAGCCGGCCTGTTTCTACGAGCTACGACATGTCTGGGGTGCACCGCCTCGGCGGAGACTTTAAAAAGTCAGACCTTGCAAGGGCAACGGACAAGGAGGAACTAACGCGCGCCGCGGTGGCCGAAATCATTGCGGCCGCAAACGCTGAAAACCGCACTACCGCGGTTATTTTCTGCAATGGTATTGATCACGCAACTCACGTACGCGACGAGATCAGGCGTTACGGCAAGTCGTGCGAGGTTCTGAGTGGAAAGACACCAAAGGGCGAGCGCCGCAAAATCATTGCCGACCTGAAATCTGGTAAGCTTTGGGGCTGTACCAACGACAACGTCTTGAGCACGGGTACAAATATCCCGCGCATTGACCTTGTTGCGGACATGGCGCCGACCGAATCAACAAACAGGTATGTGCAGCGCGCTGTCCGCGGCACTCGTGTCATTTGGCCCGCTGGCTTTGATCCAGACGCGACTGACGCTGATGGACGTAAAGCAGCGATAGCGTCGGGGCCTAAGCCAAACTGCCGCTATATGAACTTTGCCGGCAACATCGAGCGTCATGGCCCTATTGATTGTGTGACGCCACGCGCGCCTGGCAAGGGAACGGGAGAGGCGCCGACGAAAATTTGCCCTATCGACGAAGCAGATATCAACGGCAAGTACGGCTGCGAAGAGATAGTGCACGCATCTGCGCGAGAATGCCCTAACTGCCATTATCAGTTTACATTCATTGAGAAGCCAAAGTTCACAGCCAAGCCGACAGATGTCGCAATTCTTGCGACTGTTGCAGAACCAGAACCCCGAACCGTCACATCGCGTACGTTCCGCCATCATCCCGGTAAAGAAGGCAAGCCTGATAGCGTGAAGGTGAATTACATTGTCGGCATGACGTCGATTTCGGAATGGTTGTGCCCTGCCCATAGCGGCTACGCCAAGACGAAGGCTCAGAAGTTTTGGAGAGAGCACGGTGGGAAAACACCGTTCCCAAAAACTGTGATGGAATGGCTTGAGCGGCAGTCAGAGCTGCGCGACAC